AATCAGCATAACGTTGTGAGAATTCTTGATATGTAAATGAACGGTGGCGCAGCACCTGAGCTGCAATTCCTCTGGTAGTATTCAACTCCAGAGTCATATATGCTTGCTCAAAAATACTCCAGTGTTGATGCTTCACACAATACTTGAGTAGACCAGAGAACTTTTCATTCTCTTGATTGTTAGGATTACTCACACGGGCACAGTATGCCATGTGCTTCTCTGCATCAGGAGTTGCGCTGATTAGTTTTACGTTGTTCTCGTTCATCAAGTGTCTCGTTAATAATGTCTTTTAGTTCTTGTCTTTCTAAATCAGTAAAGACATTTCGTTTTGGTATCACCAGTGGTGGATAGGATCTCTTTGATTTTGGTTTACCACTACCAGGAACACTCATCCCTTGTGTATCTATCTTATCCATCGTCGTCCTCAAAAACTTCGTCATAATCTAATATGTAGTTTGTAGGAGAATCATCAAAATTTTCTTGCTTGGTCGTGTATACATCTACATCAGAGTATACTTCTGATTCTAAGGCATCAACAAGCAATTTTAAATTATTAACTATTAATTTAAGTTTGTCTTTGTCCATAAAAAATGGGAGGTTTCCCTCCCATCTTAACACTATTCAATTAATTTGACAATCACTTAGTGTAAGTGCGTCCACGATAGCAGAAAGTCCCGTGAGACTCTTTGCTTTCTACACAACGGGTAGAATACTCAACACCACGATATGAGGTGTGAAGAACTTGTGCGTTGTGAACAGCAGATGCCTTGTTGATCTGCTTCTTGATCATGTTTAGTGTGTTCATTGTAGGTACTCCTAAAGTAGTTGGATTTTTAGGTCCGTTCCTTTAGTCGTTTGCGTCCCAATAACACTCAGGAGTTGCCTCCTTCATGGCTTCTACCAATTCAATCTTAACTTGATGGTTGAGATTTTCATGGTTCTCCATCCGTAGCATAATGCTATCGGCTTGCTGACATGTGAGTGATGAATATAAAAGAAATTCAATCATGGGATGAACGGCTCCGTTCCGCGACTTACTTGCGTCCCACCCTAGAGCGGGATGAACGTCAGGTCTTATTATAGACCTCATACATTATTTAGTCAAGTGTCTTCGTATCAACACGAACATATGTAATTATGCTTATTCAAATAATGCAAGGTCTCCTTTAGGTCTCCACGATGCTTAAGTCCAATCGCAATCTGTGGGTACTCAGCAGTGTCACCAAACTCTGCATGAAATTGATTATTTGTAAAATCTTTATTCAAGAAGTATTCATGGAAATCTTCATGAATACTTTTCAAGAGCATACCAGCTCTTTCACATTCTTGACTACCGTTACTGTAAATTACTGCTTGCATTTTCGTATACTTCCTCGAATGGAAATGAACTTTTTACTTCTTTTACTGGATCAGGAGAAGACTTATGGACATAATGATATCGAATACATTCAAATTGACTATCCCATGCTGTGATTGTGATGTAATCTTTAATCACGTTGTCTCCAATCATCAGGTTTGTCTTGGTGAAACCAACTCTTGATATCGTCAGCATCAGTGAATCCCTTTTTGTGGTTGGATGGATCGGGATCACCTAGTCCCATCCGATTCATAAAATCATCTATAGTACCCTCTTCAATATCTTGAGCAGATTGTCTACGTGCTTTTTGCAACCAATCTTTAGCAGTAGTATGACTCTTTGCTAACTTCTCTGCCCAGATCATGTCTGGTAAAGATACATCCTCACCAAGAACTATCTTTTCGCAGATTGCTTCAAGTCGCAACCTATATTGGGTAGAAAGCATACGTATTTACCTACTAGTGTATTTATTTTAAGGGATTTCCGTGCCTATCAACTAATCCAAGTTTTTTAATCTGCGAAAGATTAGATCTTGTACTTTTTTTCATCTTTTTATAGTCTTTTATAATTTTATCAATCTCTTTTTGAGAGACTTTGATTTTTAATTCATCTGAATCATCACTGGAAAAAAATCCAAGACCTGTTTTTTTTGTTTCTTCTACTGAGTCAACATAATCATTGATGTCTTCTTGGATTTCCTCACGGATCAGAGAGTTAATTTGTTCCCTAAGATCTTCTTCAGTCATTTTCTTTTCTTTTCTTTCTTTGGTTTTTGTCCCCAGAGTTTTGGACTCATTGTGCCATATCCAAAATCAATTTTCTTTACTGCACCTTTTCCATACTTATCATAGTACATATCAAACATCTTGGATACCTTATCACAACGAGTAAGATCAATGTACTCAACATCATTAGCAACATACCAAATCAATCTGGCATCATTTGGAAAAGATTTATCGTCTGCTACTTCAAGAGTGGTTTTTTCAAGAAGAATTTGGCAACTGTAATCAGAAGGATTTACCTCATTAGTATCTGGTCCAAATTCTGTCATCTCTTTTTCCTGTTCTATTGCTACTGTCATCCGCGACCTCCCCACTGGATATCTGGATAGGCTGTTTCAACAATATCTTTAGTTATCTTATATTTATTTTGCAAAACTTTATCTTTAACCAAACAAAGAACTTGAGATTCCTTTGGGTGAAGTCCCCTCAGTAGGTTGATAAACATCATTTCTCTACGAGTCTTGGTTAAAGAATCATTACCTCCCTTAATATAATGATAAAGATTTTGCCACTCTCTGCGAAGAGAAGTTTTACCTCTACCATCCAAATCCTGGCCAGTGGCAGACTCCATGTCTCCCCTCATTTCTTTTTCCAAGTTGTCAGATAAAGTTCCACTATAGACGGTCTGATCTCCAATGTCTCCGTATGGAACTTCTCCTTCAGGAACCATTGAGATAACAGTATCATCAAAGTTCCAGATGAAGATTGCCTTAAGAGCATTGTGCTCATATTCTTGCAGAACTTCTACCTTTTTTGCTTTAGATCTTTGCTTACTTGCAAGTTCCAGAACTTCAAATATAAACGGGTTTTGTGGAAGAACTTCTTTCTTAGTCGTCTTCATGGTCTTCGTCGGGCTCATAATCGTTTTCAAATCGTACTGCTAAAATTTCATCAGGTAATACATTTCCGTTTTCATCAAACATCTCTGGATGCATATAAACGGGTTGAGTTTGGTATACGTGATCCTTTGCTAACCATCCTACCACACCTCCTACAAAAAAGAACATAATTGAAACAAGAGTTCCAATTGTAAGTGCTACTGCTAACATTTTTTTACTCCAGAGATTATTTCTTTCTGATATCCAGATAGAAGTTCAGGTGTAATACAATCTCTCTTCTAAACAGAGCGACCATCTTACCAAACTTTACCTGAAAAGTTTTTGGTGGTTCTGGTTTACTCCTCCTATTACGCAATAGTAACTCAACCCCACGATTGATGTGGGTTTCGTCATTATTTAGATTGCTTTTTCCTTCGTCCAGGTTTTCGGTCACGGCTGTACCTCCAGGCATCTTCTAAGATACTATACAAATAAATTTTAATTTTTCTTGCTTGGGGTTTAGGAATGTGACCATAACCTTCGCGAAGTTGTTTGTGATCACTGTCAACACCACCTTTAATATACTCATCAAGGTCAAGTGTAAGATCGCTAATCTCTGCAGCTGTGGTGCTTTCAATAAATAAATCAATTTCATGTTTTTTAGTTTTACTTTCTCTAAGATAATTGTAAAACTTTAAGTTCATTTGACCCTCAAAGGCATTATCAATTGCGTGTTCAACAAGATCGTAGATGTCTATGAGGTTATGTTCCATTAAACTAATTTTTGCTCCCGCAGATACTGTACAGTTTCAGTGCAACCGCCGATAAGTGTATCGTCTTTTACAACTCTTGGAAAGGTTGAACCATTTCCAAACTTATCATAAAACTCTTCGCGAGTGTAATCCCTGTTAAGTTTATATATGACATAGTTGAGTTCTGCTAACTGTAACAGATGTTCTACTTTGGTGCAATAGGGGCAACCATCCTTTGAATATACTATAAATGTCATTGTTGTACCTGTTTCCAATCGTTATCAAAAATTTCCAGACCTTTGTCTGTGAGAATATGATCGTACATTTGATCAAATACCTTAGGTGGCATAGTACATATACTAGCACCATTATACCATGAACGTACAGCTCTTTGCA